GTGATAAATCTCCGACTTTCAGTGATTCAGCTCACTTTTGGCTGTTTTTTACACGAATCCCTGCCGACCCTCTACGTGGCCGAGTTGGCCGGTAAGGGCCGCATTCGGCTGGCGGCGCGTGCGCGGGTAGGGGATCAGGATCGCACGTGGGTGCAGTGGATCGATGAGAGCAACAATGTCATCGAGCAGCTTGATTTGACGCAGCTGCGCGCCCTGGGCTACAGCGTTAGCGTCGTCAGCTATGGCGTTCGGCTGTCGGCCGGTAAGCACATCATGGTGGCGACCGCGTGGCCCTGGACCGCGCCCGTTCGTGAGAAGGATGCACGGCTCTACAACATGGCCCCCGATGGGAGCGTCGGCGCTGCTGGCGTTGCGGCCGTAGGGAGTGACGGCGGCGGCGTCGAACGCGACCATGTACGTGGCGGGGTTATCGAGCATGGGCCGCGCAGCCAGGGCACGTTCCCCGAGTCCAAGCCGTACCAGACCGCGACGACGATCCCGGACACGGCGTCACAGATCTAATTTTCTGAAGCGTCAGATAACTAATCGTCATTAGACTTTTCTGACGCGTCAGATTCGCGTCAGATTAAAATGGACACATCGACACATCGACACATCGACACATCGACACATCGACACATCGACACATCGACACATCGACACGGCGGACCACTCAAATGCGCGACGACAAAGATCCCGGCACCCTCGAAATGCAGCTTCCCAAGCGTCGTGGCCGTCCGCCTGCCAATGGCGTTGCAGCGCAGACCGCAGCCGATCACAGCAGGGCGTATCGCCAGCGTCGGAAGGCAGTGGTCAACAACTACACGCGCGGCGAGGTGCTCACCGATATGGAACTGCTCGACCGTCTGCGGCGTGCCATCACCAGCGGCAGCGCCCAGCTCGCCGGCATTTATGCGCGCGACCTGCAGGATCGTTACCCCTGCGATATCTGACGCGTCAGAAAAATCGTGACTCATGAGCCGAACGCCCCATCCGCGCCGTGGACCTCGTGGCCCAAGCGTCTGTCGGACCACATGCGTTCTATCGGCGGACCTCGCGCCAGTCTCCACTGATAACTGCTCTTTGCGCCTTTGGCGCAGGATGTCCCGCAGGTAGATCACCTCGGTAGATCGCTGTGACTATTTGCCAACGATTATTTTCCTGGCGCATACTCAAGCGAGACAATCCTTATCAGGCTTTACATGGACGCATGTGTTGACCAACCTGGCTGGGCCTCATACTTTCGCGAAAACATGAATGCGCTTGGCCTCCCGGCTCCCGATTCTTTGTACGGCAACGTAACAGCAGTTAACGGGGCCATCGTGACGCTCGTTGGTCTCGCAGAAAAATTCGGCCCCAGAATTACGGTAATGGAGCTAATTAAAGCGGGAACGCGGTACGAACGTTTTATTACCGTAGCTGGACTTTCTGCGTCTTGGTATCTGGGTGCAGTGATCGGTAGCGCAGCAGTAGCTACCGGTCGCCACCTTGCTTGCGGAACCACGCTTACAGAGGTACTCATGGCCGCCAGCGAGTTTAAGGCGCCTCCCGATGTAAGAAATGTCTTGGTGAGACAGCCGATTATCTATAAAACCAGTCTGCAAGGCCGCAGTCGTTTTGCAGCGCTAGCAAAGGCGCATGGCGGGGTCAGCTCATGAACGCATCAAAGGTTAAAGATGGCGCTGCATTACTCGCTACCGGCATCGTGGTTAGCTTTTTCAGCTGGGCGTTCTGGAAGTATGCAGGCGATGACGCGTTCGGTATCCTGTCTGTGCTATTCCTTACTGTGTTTGTAGTTGATAACTGGCGGCTGCGTCGTGAACTGCGTCAGCGGAAATAGTTTCACGGGCCTATAGGGGTGTAGGGGCGTAGCCCCTACGGATAACGCCTCACCCGCGCCGTGGACGTCGCCGCCCCCGTCCAGTCGGGCTGCGCAGGCCACTGGCGGCTACCCCCTGACCACTCCCCACTGATAACCGCTTTTCACGCCTGCGCCGGAGTACGCCCAGCTCGCCGGCATCTATGCCCGTGACTTGCAGGACCGTTACCCTTACGATATCTGACGCGTCAGATAAATATCAGCACGGATCGTTCGGCAATTCCTGCCAGCCATTCGGCAGTCGCTGGAAGCGCTTGTGCTGAATGCACCGCTCGTTTGTTTCCAGTTCGCGTAGCTGTAGCGGTGCCGGTGCCACACGCTGGGAGCGGGGCGTGTATAGCGATTGCGGCGTGACTGCCGGCAGTGCTGCGCTGACGGTGCGCAGGGTGAAGTATCCCAGGCACAGCGCCACGATGCCGGCCAGCGCTGCGATCATCAGCTGGCCTACGAAGATGCCCAAGGCGATTTCCCACCAGAGCCCTTCATGGTTGTTTTGCGGTCTGTAGCTCATACGGCCCCCGATGACGATGAGCGGGCATTTGGCGGCTACCCCCTGACCACTCCCCACTGACAACCGCTTCTCACGCCTGCGCCGGAGTACGTCCCGCAGGCAGATGACATTCCCGCCTGCGCAGATCCATGATCCTGGGGTTCTTGTGGCAGTAGGCGTTCGCGGGGTCACTGATCGAGCATTTCGCTCCTCGGACATCATCAGCGACCATTCGCGCGCGATTGCGCACGTCAGTGCCCAGTACCGCATGTCGCACGGGTCGATGTCGTAATTTTCCGGTGTAAAGAATCGATGCCCCTGAAAACCAAAACCGGCCCAAGGGCCGGTCAGGTCTACGCGCTCGTAGGTGTCAAACGTCATTGTCCAGTCCGCTTCCTGTGGAATGACCGGCAGTTGTAGGCCACGAGGGCTAACAGCAGCATTAACAGCCCAGTTCGCATAATGTATAGCAGGTGGGCGTTATGGCGACGGGGGAGAGCGCCATCAGCAGCGCCTCATGCGCTCCTGTGTGCACGGCGAGGACCAGCAGCGCGACCACCGCGGCGGCCGCGCTTAGCCTGTCCAACACTGATCGCCATAGGGCTTTTTCAGCTGGCGATGCCGCTCGTTCGGCATGAATTCTTGCCATCCAAGAGCCGCCATCCAGTTTTCCCATCGCGCACAGTTGCGCAATCCGTTCATCTGACAGCGGTTTGTCCTCGTGCCGCGCCTTCCAGATCATCTGGCGATTGACACCCAATTTTTCCGCCAAAGCCATGTCTGACGGCAGAGAGCAACTCTCTTTCACCTTGTCAAGTAGCTCATCTGTAGCGCTCATGTGACCCTCAGGGTTGACATTTTGTGACCCGGCGAGTTTACATGCGCTCGCGTTACCTCATTGGGTAACGTCCCGCCCCCCGGTACCCCCCGGGGGGAGCCCGGGCTGGGTAGGGTAGCCACCGCCGTCCCGAGAGGGACTACAGCCAGAAGCAGGCGAGGGCGCATAACAGGGACAGGGGACATTTCGTGACGCATCACATTATCGTGGCCATCTGGCTGGTCCTGATCGCGTGCGCATACCTGCGCGCCGTCATCGGTCTCATCTCGCATCGCCGCCAAGCCTCGTTCAACCGCGTTGACGCCGACTACCGCGCCTGCAGCCTGGTCGCCAACGCCAAGCGCCAGCTGCACACGTCGCGCTGCTACCTGTACACCGCAAAGCCCAATGGCGGGCTGCACACGGTCATCTCTGCCCCGGTGCATGGTTGGAGAGAGACCACTTCGGAAGATGCTGCGGAGGCGTGCGCATGAGCCGTGCCCTGGTCGCCAACGCCAAGCGCTCTGGCAGCCGTCCCACGGCTGATGCCTCACCAGCCGGCCGCAGGCCCACGCAAACGGGGTGTGGGGCCCACGGCCCCACGCTTTTCCGCACCACCGCCCTTGAGGACGTTGCGCTGTGACGCCTCTTCTCGCCCTTTGCCTACCCTTTTCACCGGTCGCAGCCTGCAATCAGACCGGTGCAGGCCCGGCGGAGCCGGGTGGCCCGAGCAGTAACACGGGCCAAAAGTCTCAGACCCTCGCAGGCCTCTCCGAGCCGATTATCGATTTCTGCACTTTGGTCCTTGACTCCGACAAGGCTGTCAACCTCTTCAAGCGCATGAACGCTCAGCAGATGGTCGCCTATGTCTTCGGCACGTCCAGCAGCATCGTTGCCGGGCCCCTCGCTGACCGCCTGTGGAACTTTCGCTATCAGCGCAGCGCGATGCTCATCGATGAGACCTCCAGCGTCTGTGGCCGCCTCGGCCTCTCCGACGACGGTGAGGTGATGATCAGCCTGACAGGGCAGGGCTGCAGCCACGTTCCCAGCTGGCCGTTTGTCGAGCGCATCGCCGAGGATCTCGGCGCGCATTTGACCCGCGTCGATATCGCCATTGATGACCACTCCGGCCAGATCTTCGACGTTGAGCAGTTCCACGATGCCTACCTAGAAGGCGCGTTCACCATGAACGGCCGTCCGCCTGGTGCAAAGCACATCAGCGATGTCGGCAGCAACAAGGGCTGTTCGTTCTATGTCGGCCAAAAGGGCCACAAAGAGCTTTGCATCTATGAGAAGGGCAAGCAGCTCGGCGACCCTGAAAGTGAGTGGGTCCGCTGTGAACTCCGCCTCTACGCCAAGCGCATCAATCTGCCGCTCGATGCGTTGTCCAACCCCGGCAAGTACTTCGCCAGCGCCTACACCGTTCTTGCCGACCTGGTCGTGGGTGAACTGACGCGCCTGCAGCTCAAGGAGCGCACCGTCAATCCATCGGTCAAAGCGATGATCGAATTCATCGACACGCAGGCCGGCACTGCGCTTCGTGTCATGTGGAACGCGTTGAACACCCGCAGCCCGGAATACGCCGTGTCTGTCCTGCAGCGCTACCTGTCGCATGACGGCGTACCCGGCCGCTTCAAGAACCTGCAGCAACTCGACCTAGAGGTTCGCATCAGCAACCAGCTGGACGAGCTATTCCCCGACTGCGCCTAACCCACCGGGGCACCGTGTCGCTTGCGGCGCGGGGCCCAGCACATCACCACCACCGTACCGTGACGCATCACGGAATCCGCACCATCGCCATCAAGGTAACCATCGCAATGAAGATCACGATCAGCAGCCAGCACGTCACCGAAAAGCACTGGGAAAAGCAGGGCCGTAGTGGAATCATCCGCACCCAGGAAGCAATGGCCGAAACGCCGAAATTCCGCCAGACGGTCCGCCTGGATCTGGGCAAGGAACCGCCCTACGAAAACGGTGTCTACGACTACAACCTCGAAGACAACGTGTCCGTCAGTCGCTATGGCGATTTCGAGCTTCCGCGCAAGCCAACGCTTGTCCGCGTTGACAAGCCTGCCCAGGGCGCCCAGCAGCCCGTCAAGGCTGCTTAAGGGACCTCCATGACCGTTTACGTCCTCCACTGCAAAGAGGCTGACTACAACGCGTCGACGCAGCAATGCGCTGCACCGTTTTACGCACCCGTGTCCAATTTTCCTCCGCCGATGGACGCGGGCGAGGGTCTGGCTGTTTCCGCAATCATCGCGGGCAGTTGGGCCATCGGTTTCATGATTCGGCAGGGGCGTCGTCTCACTCTCGCTTGACCAACCAACCATCAAAGGAAAGCACCACATGAACACCAAGAACCGCGTTTTCTCCGCCCCGGCCAAGATCGCTGCCGCCGTGACTGCAGCAGCTGCAACCGTCATGACCGGCTCGGCCTTCGCTGCTGGCGAAGTCGCTGCCGCCATGACCGATGGCATCGACAAGGGCGACCTGCTCGCCGGTGGCGTGATCGTCCTGGGTGCCTGCGCCGTGATCGCAATGATCGGCCTGGGCCGTCGCCTGGCCAAGTAATCTGCCAGCCACGCAGACAGGGCAGGGCGGGGATTTCCCCGCCCTTTTTTGTGACGCAACACGAAAGGGGGAGTTATGGAATACGTCGGTTACTTCGTCATGATCGCGATCTTGGGGGCGGTATGGCTCGCACTGGACAGCTGAGTTTTCTCGGCCGCGTGTTCGCTTCTGCGATCGCTAGACGCCTCGCTTATGTTCTCGTTGCCATCGCATTTTCGTGGTGTGGCATTGGTCGTGCTGATGCCGCAGTCACGCGCTTCTCTTGCATGTCCCTTGCTGACAAGTGCAGTCAAGCGGATGCCCATGCTGCTGCCTCTGCTCAGCTTGATTATCAGAAAGCGAATGGGCTTACAGCCCCTGCAGAGATATGGGATTGCGGTACCAAGGACACCTACGGATTCAGAACTAACGGCCAGAGCGATTGCAATGGTCCGCGCTTCTACACCAGCACTGATAGTTGTAGCTCGGAGCCGGACTACACCGGATCAGGCCCGTGGGGTACATACATTGGCAGTGCGCGCTCTGGCAGCATCGGGTGCCGCAATGGTTGCGATGGTGTGTGGTTTGGTAATGCTGACGATACGATGACTTGGAAGGCCACCGGTGCGTTATGTCCTCAAGATCCTCCTAAGGCATGCGAGGGTATGAAGGGGTACCACTGGAATAGCTACCTCGGCGTGTGTGAGCCTACTCCGCCTGATAACTGCCCTGAGGGCCAGTCGAAGAACGCGAAGGGTACCTGCGAGCCTAACTCGTGCCCTGAGGGCATGGTCTTGGGCCAGGACGGCACTTGCAAGCCCAAGGACAACGAGTGCCCTGCAGGGCAAATCAAATCGCCGACAGGTAGTTGCCTGCCGGGTGACGGCCAGTGCGCAAAAGGCGAGGTCAAAGGCCCCGACGGCACTTGCAAGAAAGACGGTGACGGTGACGGCGAGCCAGACGGCGACGGCGACGGCGAAGGAGAGGGCGAGAAGAGCCAATTTTCCGGGGGCGACAACTGCGATAACCCTCCGAGCTGCAGCGGTGACGCCATCATGTGCGGTCAAGCCCGTATCCAATGGCGAATTGACTGCAACACCCGCAGGAACCGCAACGTCAGCGGCGGAACGTGTGCCTCGATGCCTGTCTGCACCGGTGAGAAATGCGACGCTGTGGAGTACAACTCGATGGTGTTCCAGTGGCGCAGCGCCTGTGCTGCGGAGAAGCTGCTAGCCAAGGGCACCGGGGATGGTGGCAGCAATGGTGATCAGCCCGCCTGGACCAAGGTTGGCGGCATGTCCCAGGACCCTGGCGCCGGCTCCTCTGATGGCGACACCAAGGTGCTCAGCACCAAGAAGATCAGCACCGACGACCTCGATCAATCTGGCTTCGGCGGCGGTGGCGCCTGTCCAGGCTTCGAGGCTGCAAGCGGTGGCGTGATCGCTAGCGCCTACTCGGCCACTTTTGCATCACCACCACCCATGTGGTGCACCTTCATCGCACGCCTGCGCGCCGGCCTCATCGCCGTCTCGGCGTGCGTCTCTGTCTTCATTCTCGCTAGAGGAGTGGGCTGACATGCCTATGATCATTGGCGCGCTGATTAGCGCGCTCCTGCAGGCGCTCCGCACCTATCTTCCCGGCATCGTCGGGCGGGTGCTGATCGCCTTCGGCATCGGCTTCGTTGCGCACGAAGTCGCACTGCCATCGCTCAAGGCGTTTATCGCTGGCTGGTTGCCTGGCCTGGGCGCCGTCGGCGTCGCCTATTGGGACGCCAGCGGTATCGGCGTGTCCGTGACCATGATTCTTTCCGCCATCGCCGCAGCGGTGTCGCAGAAAGCCATCCTCTCCAAGCTGGTGAAATCCTAATGGCCCTCTACCTCGTCACCGGCCAGCCTGGCCACGGCAAGACCGCCTATGCGATCGACAAGGCGTTTGCGTTCAAGAAAGAAGGGCGCGAGATCTACGCTCACGGCATCAAGGACTTCGACTACGAGCGGGCAGGGTGGAAGCACCTCGAAGATCCCACCAAGTGGCAGGACTGCCCAGATGGCGCAGTGATCATTCTCGACGAGTGCTACACCGTGTTTCCGAACCGCAACCCAGGTGCGAAGGTGCCCGAGCATGTGGAGCCGATGGCACGCCATCGCCATCGCGGCTTCGACTTCATCCTGATCGCGCAGCAGGGCCTGCAGCTGGATCCGTTCTTGCGTGGGCTCTACGAGGAACACTGCCATGTGCGGCAGACCTCGATCATGAAGAGCAAAACCAAGCTGAAGAAGTGGGACGCCTACCAGGGCAACGTCGCGGGCCCGTGCGGGAACATCGTCGATTGGGTGCGGCCGAAGTACGTCTTCGACTACTACACCTCGACCACGTTGGTCACCACCAAGCGCAGCATTCCGACCTGGCTGAAGATGGTCGCCATTGGTGTCCTCATCATCGTGTGCGCGCTCTACTACTTGAAGCACAGCTATAGCGCGAAGGTGGACAAACTCCACGAGGAAGCCGCCACGAAACAAAGCGGCACCGGGGTGTCTGGAGCTTTAGCGAAGGGCGCACCGGGGCCGCGTACCTACGACACACCCACCGACTACGCCAAGGCCCATGTCGCCCGATTCGCCTCGATGCCCTGGACCGCGCCGATCTACGACGGCGGAACCCCTGCAGGGCAGCCGCAGCTGTACTGCATGTCCAGCCTGGCCGGCAACGACGCTAGTGGCCACCACCGCGACGCCTCCTGCAGCTGCATGACAGAGCAGGGCACCAAGTACGAGATGAGCCAGCCTGAGTGCCGCACCGTTGCGAGGAACAGCACGCCTTACAACCCGTACAAGCAGCCGGTGACACCGCCGCCGCCCTACGTTCCGCCTGTTGACCAGGTGCAACACGACCAGGTGGCCTCAGTGCCTGGGGCATTGATCGGCAACAACTCCCGCGGTGCAGGCACGTTCCCTGAGTCCAAGCCGTATCAAACCGCTACGACGATTCCAGACACCACAGCGCAGCTGTGATTACTCACCAACAAGGGGAACAGGGTATGCGCGACCAAAATGACACGAGCACGCTCGAGCTCCATATTCCCGGACGACCAGGTCGGCCACCGGCCAACGGCTTGTGGGCAATGAGTGATGCCGAGCGAGCCAAGCGTTACCGGGAACGCCAGGCAAAGCGCCTGGTCAAGGGCCGGCGCAACCTGCAGGAGCTCAGCGACACCCTGCTGCTCGAACAGATCCGGCAGGTGATCGCCAACGGATCTGCCAAACGCACGGTGGCCAGGTACGTCACCGAGCTGGCACGCCGGTACGGCTGATCCAGGCCATGACCTGGGGTGTAGGGGCATCGCCCCTACGGATAACGCCTCACCCGCGCCGTGGACGTCGCCGCCCCCGTCCGGTTGGGCTGCGCTGGCCACTGCCGGCTACCCCCAGACCACTCCCCACTGATAACCGCTTTTGACTCTTCTCCCTGAGCACGTCCCGCAGGTAGATGACGTTGGCGCCTGCAGAAACCCGTGACCCCGGAGACCTAGTGGCCGTAGGCGTTCTAGGATTCTCCGAACGCGCATTGCGCTCCTCGGACATCATCAGCGACCACTCGCGTGCGATGGCACACGTCAGCGCCCAGTACCGCATGTCGCACGGCTCTATGTCGTAATTCTCCGGGGTGAAGAATCGGTGTCCCTGAAAACCAAAACCGGCCCAAGGGCCGGTCAGGTCTACGCGCTCGTAGGTGTCAAACGTCATTGTCCAGTCCGCTTCCTGTGGAGGGACTGGCAGTGATAGGCCGTCAAAGCGCAAAGCAGCGTCAACAATGCGATTTCGCATAATGTATATTATGTAAGAAATGCAACTATGCGTGGCAGATCGAAACGCAGCCCCGGCCAGCCGCTGGCAGCGTTTCGTTGATTACCGCCTCTTGCTACCGTGGTTCATGGCGGCACGTTGTTGCCCGGCCCGCTCATGTGGACGGCTCCGTCGGTTTTGCCGCAGCGCGTTTGCGGGTAGCGACATACGACATCACCCAGGTGAAAAAGATCGGGGTAAATACGACGCCAAGCGTGCTGGCTGCCAGCATGCCGCCGATCACGCCGGTGCCCAACGCATTTTGACTCGCCGCGCCTGCACCACGCGCGATCACCAGCGGAATCACGCCAAGGATGAAAGCCAGCGATGTCATCACGATCGGGCGGAAGCGCAGCCTGGCTGCTTGCATCGCGGCATCAGGTACAGGTGTGCCCTGCGCATGCAATTCCTTGGCGAATTCCACGATCAGGATCGCGTTCTTGGCAGCCAGGCCAATGATGGTGATCAGACCGACCTTGAAGTAAACATCGTTGGAAAGCCCAGCGACCCACACCGCGGCGGTGGCTCCGATCGCGCCGACCGGCACGATCAGCATCACCGAAAACGGAATCGCCCAACTTTCGTACAGCGCGACCAACAGCAGGAACACGACCAGCAAGGCCAGCCCGAGCAGCATTGGCGCCTGTGTGCCGGCGGCTTTTTCTTGATACGACAGCGCAGACCATTCGTAGCCGATGCCTTTGGGAAGCGCAGCGGCCAGGCGCTCCATTTCCACCAGGGCGTCGCCCGAGCTGATGCCGGGCGCCGCCTCGCCGGTTAGGTTGACAGAGGCATAGCCGTTATAGCGGGCAATCTGCACCGGCCCCTGCTCCCACCGTTGCGTGGTGAACGCCGTCAACGGCACCTGCTTGCCGGTGCTGCTGGTGACATGCAGCGTGTCCAGGGATTGGGGCGTGGCGCGATCGCCTGCAGCGCCCTGCACCACCACGCGCTGCAGGCGGCCGCGGTTGACGAAATCGTTGACGATCGTCGAGCCGAACGCGCTGGATAACACGTCCATCGCGCTCTGAAAGCTCACACCTAATGCCTCCGCCTTGCCGCGATCGACCTCCAGGCGCAGCTGCGGTGCATCGGCAAGACCTTCCACCATCGCGTACGCCAGTTTGGGCGACTGGTTGGCCGCACGCAGCAGCTGGTTCACCGCCTGCATCAGCGCGTCGCGCCCAAGATCTGCGCGGTCCTGCACGCGCAGCGAGAAGCCGCCGGAATTGCCCAGGCCTTCGATCGGTGGCGGCATCACGGCCATGATGGTCGCATCGCTGATGCGTCCCAGCGCGACGTTGGCGGCTGCTACTTCATTGGCCGCCGATTCGCTGTCGCTGCGTTCGCTCCAGTCTTTCAGCGACGGGAACGCCATGGCCGCATTGGCGCCGCTTCCCGAGAAGCTGAAACCATAGACCAATGTCACGTCCTGCATGCTCGGCCGCGCAGCGAGGTAATCGTTGACCTGTTGCCCGGCCGCTCGCGTACGGCTGTAGCTGGCGCCGGGTGGCAACTGCATGTCCACGATCATGTAGCCTTCGTCCTCTTGCGGGACGAAGGCCTCCGGCAGCTGCACGTATGCCAGACCAAGCACACCGAGCAGCACGGCGTAGACCAGCATGTAGCGCCCGGCACGGCGCACCAGGCGATGGTTCAGGCGATCGAAGCGTAAGGTCAGTGCACTGAAGTTGCGGTCGAACCAACCGAAAAAGCCTTTCTTCTCAGGGTGGCCGTCGATGGGCACAAGGAAGGTCGCGCACAGCGCCGGTGTCATGGTCAGGGCCAGGAAGCCGGAAAACAGGATCGAGACGGCAAGCACCGCGGAGAACTGGCGATAGATCACGCCGACCGAGCCGGTCATGAAGGCCAGCGGCAAAAACACTGCGGTGAGCACCAGGGTAATGCCGACGATCGCGCCACCCACTTGCGACATTGCCTTGATCGACGCATCGCGCGGCGACAGGCCTTCATCGGCCATCAGGCGCTCGACGTTCTCTACCACCACAATCGCATCGTCGACCAGGATGCCGATCGCCAGCACCATCGCAAACATGCTCATCATGTTCACCGAGAAGCCCAGCAGCTTCATCATCGCGAACGTACCCAACAGGCACACCGGCACCACGATTGCCGGAATCAAGGTGTAGCGGATGTTCTGCAGGAAGACGAACATGACCAGGAACACCAACGCCATCGCTTCAAGCAAGGTATGCAGCACCTTCTTGATCGCTACGTTGACGAAGGTCGAACTATCGAACGGCAC